TCTCAAGTCATCAACCAATCCATACTTCACATCCAAGTACGCTGACCTGGCTGCTTGTGTGGAGGCGGTCATTGATGCGCTCAATAACAACGGCATCGCTCTGATACAGAAGTGCCACGAGTCTGATACAGGAGTCAATGTAGAAACATTGCTACTGCATGAGTCTGGTGAGTCTCTCTCCTGTGGAGTTCTACACGTTCCAGCAAGCAAGCAAGACCCCCAAGGGTATGGATCAGCTCTGACCTACGCTCGTAGGTACAGCCTGATGGCTGCCTGTGGTATAGCGCCAGAGGATGATGATGGTAACGCTGCCTCTAGAACCGCTAGAAACCCCCTAGATTCGATTCCAAAGCTCGCTGGGGTACCTATCCCTACACCCACACCGAAAGTTGATCTGAACTCGATTAAAGAGGATATACCTAGTAGCGTAAAAACAACACTTCCACCTCCGGGGTCAGTTAGGCTACAGATACCCGGCAAGGATGCCATCGAGTGTAAAAACATTGAAGAGTTTATTAGCCAATACAACACAGTTGCGGATAAAGTAGCCAACTCCAAGCTGGCATTGGCTGACAAGCAAAAGAAACTGTTGGAGTTCAACACGCTAAACAAAACCACCATTGAGATGCTATCACCCACTCAGATGGTCATAATGACCAGCGCAAAGCAGAATCGTAAGAAAGTATTAGATGGTGTTGCTTAGGTAGAGGGCGCGTTCATCATTGCGCCTTGATACCAAACCTTTGAGAACCTTGCCGCCAGCCTTTGTCCAATCGAGAAAGGCCTCAGCGGCACCCTCAAAGTCTCCGCGATTGTGTTTCATTCTTAGCGTTGAGCGTTGAAGATTACCCAATCCAACATTAAAGGCAAAGCTGACGAGTGCGCCAAACCTCCCAGGAGTAAGGCCATCAGGACATAGTCTGCGTACCCCGCTCTCAAACCTTGCCAAGTCTTCAGCAAGAAGTTTATCCACCTCTTCCATTGAGAGGGTTCTGTTCCAGCCGTCTGGGATTGGTAGGTTCTTACGCTCTTCAAGTTTCACCTTTATGTGATTGGGATCTATTACTCTTCCGACACCAACTGTCCACAGTAATGCTGGACACCGATAGGGAGTTGTTCGTACACCCTCGTGGTGCCGAATCATCTCAATAACTTTATGGTCAATCATATTTGTGTAGAATCTGGCACAGAGATACACGCACCGGCAGCATTGGGAAACTTAGTTATAGAAAAACTCAAGTAGGAGATGCAGTCTTGCTCGGTATAGTGAACCCTATCTCCTCGCCAAAAAGCACACTCGCCTTGGCAGAAGAAGATAATAGCAAGAAAGACTTTCATTTTTTGGAGAAGGCCTGAGTTCCGAACCAAAACGCTACGACTGAACTCCAAATGATTTGAGTCTCGTTATCCCACAGCACGTCTAATGCAATGCTGAAGTCAACTCCTGTCTTCCAGGCATAGACAAAGCCAAAGATTTCTACGAAAGCAAAGAGGACAAACATTCCATAGGTAATCGCTGGGCGCACCATAGCACGAGCGTTGATGACCCATGTAGATGCACCTTGACCGATAGCGATGTCATGGGCATAGAGCGACTCACGCTCTTTCTCTGCTGACTGTATTGCAATCTGCTCTGTGCGGATCTCTTCTACTCTGGCTTGAGCAATGTAGCCACGCTCTAGCATCTGTAGCTCACGCTCAGTCTGCATACGAGCTAGATCCATCTCATGTGCTTTGTCTGATTTATCTTGGAAAAAATCTAGCAGCTTTGGTAAGCCACCGGCTAGGAATGAAACGAGAGTTGTTAACAGAGTAAACATTATTTATATCCCCATACAATAAAATAAGCAATCCAACCAGCCACAGTAAAGCACCAGAACTGCGCCCACCTAGCCCTCGATAGATCAGAGTCAAATGCTTTCTGAAACTCTTTCTCTTGTTTCTCCAGCTTGACCCTAAGAGCCTCAACCTCTGCCCATCTCTTGCCGTACTTCTTTAGGAAGTCAGCTCTTAACTTGGCCTCTTCTCTGCGTACAGCCTCTTCATGTTCCCAGGCATTTAGTACACGCTTGAGAAATAACTCCTTGCGTACTTCATTCTCTCGCAGCTCCCTACGTCTATCAAGGTTGCGCTGCTGGGCTACATCAGATGCCTCTTTCTGGGTATCCGCAATGCTCTTGGACAGCTCTTTGCTGACATCACGACTAGCATTTAGAGAACTGCTGAGACCCTTTGCACCCTCTAGGAATCCAAATTGATCCGACACATCAGGAGCCGATCTTAATGTGACCCATCCCAGCTAGGAATGTAACAAGGCCAACTGCTCCAACTCCAACAATCCAAAAGAACTTGGTGACCACAGACTTACCGATATTGGTATAGACCTTTTCAATGACACGCTCTGTCACCTTCTCAACGATATCTTCAATCTCTTGTTCGGTAAGTTGAGCCATCATTATGCTTTCTTGCGTACGTTTTTGCGTACGACTTTCTTGGCAGCTTTGCGAGCTGGCTTAACTGTAACTGGTTTCTCAATGGGGAACTCAAGCGTTGCCCTGGGGATAAAGCCAAAGCGGTCTAGGATCCATGTAAAGATAAAGTTCATGGCAAGCTCGCAATATACGCACTAGCATCCGTCATCACATTCCCATCGGCATCTTGCAGTTCTGCACCAGCTAAGACTTCTTTTTTGAAGGTTTGGTAGTCTGTGTTGTCTGGGTCAAATGGGATTGATGCTCCATCCGATAAACGATTTACGGATACTACTTTGCCGTTAAGTGAAAATAATTTATACATTTTATAACTCCGCAGATGCAAAGAAAGCGTCACCAGAAAGAATTAAGGCAATCCTTCCAGCTGTACCGCCTGTGAAACCTGGAACTAAATATGCTCCTGTTTTTGCAGTAGGTCCAGCATTAATAGAGGTCATTGTTAAGTCACCAAATCCAGGCTCTGACACTTTATTTTGTGCGCCAGGAAAACCACCAAAAGATATAGTCGCCCCAGCCCTCATTGGCACGGCATAAAGTAACCCTAACTCAGCATAATTAGTTCCACCCACACGACCAGCAGCACCCTGTCCAATTTGCTGTGCATAGCGCATACAAAGTTGCAATTCAGTTCCATAAGGTCTGTAATCAAAGCTAGTAGCTGTAGAGCCTACCTCTAATTGCACATTGCCACAAGTTCCTGTGTTGAACTCAATGTTGGTGTTTGTTCCCGCAGTAATTGTTCCTGTTATTCCGCTTGCACCAAAGCTACCAGCACCAATCTTGCCTTGTGCTGTGCCTGTCCACGATAAAACATAAGTGCCACCTTCGGGTAAATTAGCACCTTCAATGACTTGAATAATAGAACCAGCAGTAATCGTAATGGTCGTATTAACACCAGTAGAGCCTTGTGTAAAGGTATATGTGCCACCGCTTGCACCGCCCTTCCATCTGTCGTGTCCGTAAGAACCTGACGATAGTGAAGTGCCTGATGTATAGCCACGCTGGTTTATAGTGAAACCGCCATCAATGATGCGATTCTTGAACGCAAAGGTATTGGGTGTGTTGACCCCGTTCGTACCATCAATAATTACTGGCATTTAAATTCTCCATGATTAGCAAACTTACCATGATATTTTTCTCTTGCCATGACAGCTACAAGTTCGGCAAGTTCTAAATCATCAAACATTTGACTGTAAACTTTCTTTCTATTTTGGGTAATCTGCACCCAATACTTCTTGTTTTGCTTGTGCCAACTAATGTTCTTCATTCTTAACTTATTGTTGCTTTGCACAGTCTTGTTCCAATTATTCGATTGATGATTGGCGGCACGCAAGTTTTCAATTCTGTGGTCTTTTTTAACTCCGTTAATATGGTCAACCACTTCAGGCATATAACCATGATGCATACAGAAAATTACCTTATGGATACAGTAAGCCTGACCATCTAGGTTTACTACACCATACATACTAGACATACAACCAGCACGCTTACCGATTAGACGCTTTGATGGATTGGTATTAATTTTCCAATACAGTTCGCCATTGCGGTACTCAAACGCTTCATTAAAGCGTTGTGCTGTGCCGTCTAAGGTTATAGGCATTATTTCACCTCAATTTGTTTTAACTGCTCAAGCGTGGTGGCTTGGTCAGCTAGTTGGGTAATATCTCTTAGCCGTTGTTTCTCAGCTACGATTGCTGTGGTGTCTGCACCCGACTCTAACGCTCTCTGAAACGCTACATCTTGGGCTTGTAATAAAGGTGTACGCTCTGCTCTTAGGCGGTCTTTAGTAATCGCTTTGGCTTTGTCAAAGTTAATGGTAATCATTCTTGGTACTCCCATGCGTTACGGAATGTGCGGTCTGTAGGAATGTCAGCAACATCCACAATCTTGTATGGTTTGCCTTCAGGAATGTCTTTCATGGCTAACTCAATAGACTCGGCTGGAATAATAATAGCTACACCGCCATCATCAGTAGGGTAAATAATTCTTTTGTTCATTTTTTATCCTTTTATCTGAAAACCGCAACATTGACATAACTAATATCTTTGCCGCCAGTACCAGGTAAAAATATTCCAACTCTTAATGCTGTTGTAGTTGGGGCAACATCATTGCCTGTTGAATTGTTTGTTGCAATTTGCCCACTAGTTGCATCTGTTTGACGGCTAAATGCTAAGGTTGCACAATAATTTGCATCAGATATAGCGGTTGTAAAATTAACTGTATAGTCACCTGTTCCGTTATCAGTAATAGAACTTACATTTCCACTAGCACGAATTGCTGGTGTACCAGTACCATTAAAACTTACCCACGCTCTACAGCCATAAGCAGTAGCAACAGAGCCATAGCCTGAATTAAATTGAAGATTACCGCTATCAACAGTTACTGCGTTTGTGCCATTGTTCTGTAGAGTAATAATTCCACTTGTATCAGCACTCTGAACCAGTCCTGTAGATGTACTCGCATTTAATGTGACAGCCATTATGCTACTCCCTTGGGAAATTTAGCTTTGACCGCCAAGCAGTCAGCAATGTATTTATCAATCTGTGCTTGGTCACCCTTTACTACACCATCAATGTAATCGGTGATGGGTGGGTATTCTGCGGCTCGTTTAGCAATATAAGCATGAGCATCTACATAAGCCTCTACTGCGGCTTTATCGTATGCGACTTCGTTGCCGTCTGCATCGTAAGCTACATCGCCACGAATGGTTACAACGGATGGGTTTAATTTTTGTAAAGCTAAAGATTGTTGAATTGTTAAACTCATGCCGCAATCTCCATTAATGTAATAGTTGCCGTACCAGAATCTGCACAAATACGAACAGTTCCACTTATGCCAGCGTTTCTAAATTGTGTTTTATAAGTTGTGGATGATGTAGTTGCTGGGCTATCTAAATAAGTTGTGCTTGAAGCAGAATTTTGCTCTAAGGTTGAGCCTGTGTATAAAATTTGAGGTTCAAAAGTAATTAAACTTGTTGAATTCCTCAATAATCGCAAAGCCATATATGAACCATTACTAGTTCCACCAAACTTTACTAATGCAGTTTGACTTACAAATACTAATATTTTGCTTGAAGAACTTGTTGGTGTAATAGATGCAGATAAACCTGTATCAATAAAAGTATTTCCACTTGTATCAGTAGAAGTGCTATAAGTAGCATTGACCACTTGCAACACAGAACCAGTAGGTAATGCTGCTTTAGGAATAGATTGACCGCTAGAACCTGTGGTTAGGACTGTTCCTGATACGGCTGGCAAGTCTAATACAGTAGTACCAGCAACGGCTGGTTCTTGTAATGTAACTGAACCGCTCGTACTTCCAACTAAGACAATACTCATATGCTTAACCCTTTATGTCTAATAAACTCTTTTGGCAAAGGTTTGTTTACTTCGTTATACGCATTAATTTCTGCTTGTGTTGCTAACTCTTTAGTTTCAAAATAACCCAAATACATTCTCTTACCATCAATAGTGACTCTTGCTCTGTATGGTTTATTGCCAACACAATTTTCAAAATGCCAGCGTTTCATACTTGTAATGCCACCAACCTTTTTGCAAGTTGGGCAAGTAACTTCTTTATGCTTAATGCCAGTAAGTTTATTTTTTAAATATTCTTTTCGCTCTTCTGAAAATACAATTCCATATGCACCCTTGCCGCCTTTTGTTTTATTTACTAGCGGTTGTTTCATATCAGCAAAACAACTAATTAAAACTTTCTCATGTTCAAAGGCCTCTTGCTCTGTATCCCAATGAGCTAATATTTCAATGCTTACACCCTTGTTATCTTTAACAGCACGTTTCCAATTATGGCTACGATCTGAAAAAGAATAAGCTCTATCCTTTATACCTTTACCAATATAAAAGATTTTACCCTCTGGAGTGTAATGAGCATATGTATAAAACACTATATCACCACCCATCTCTGTCCAGAACCAATAGTTACTACGGCACCATTCGAGATCGTGATCGGCCCCACACTAAATCCATTCTTGCTAGTTGTCAGGGTATAGTTTGCGCTAATCGTTAGTGCGTTTTCAAAGATAACTCCACCGGCTTGTGCGCCACCTACTCCACCCCAGGCACCACCGACATATCCCTCAAAGGATGCGAGCGTGGAGTTGTATCTAAAGTATCCGTTGGCTGGTGAGCCATCACGTTGCCCAGTAGTACCAGCTGGGATTACAGCTGATCCAGTAGCGCTGGTTTTCTCAACGACAGTTGTTGTGTCAACTACTGCAACTGACCACGTTGCGCCACTATAAACTTTTAGACGATTGATGCCTGTATTGAAATACAAGTCACCCGCAGTCAGAGCGTTGCCGTCATTATCTAGCGTGGGATCGGTAGCAAACGCACCTAGGTAGGTATCAGTAAAACTATCTAGAGCTGCCTCTGCTGCGGTCTGTGCGTTTTGTGCAGCTGTTGCGCTATTGGCTGCATTAGTAGCAGAGGTAGCAGCATTAGTAGCGTTAGTAGAGGCGTTCTGAATTGCAACAATGTTTGTAGCGTTAGTGTTAACTGATGCAATATTTGTAGCTACAGTTGTTACGTTTGCATTATTTGTGGCTACAGTTGACACATTACTAGAGATACCAGCAACTGTAGTCACATTGGCTGAGATACCAGCTACTGTAGTGACGTTACCAGAGATACCCGCTACTGTGCTTACGTTAGCATTATTGCCAGCGACAGTTGTTACGTTAGCCGAGATACCGGCAACTGTGGTTACACTAGCCGACACCCCAGCAACAGTAGTGACGTTACCGCTAATGCCAGCTACAGTATTGATATTCGATGTATTGCCAGCAACAGTATTAACCGATGCAATATTGGTAGCAACAGTATTAATGTTGGCCGACTGC